CGTCGGTCCGCGACCTTCTGGAAAGGTGCGGACGACGTTCCAGCAGACATAATCAAAAAAATGTATGGTCCTGGCCCATTCCGCGGTGGTATGAGCCGGTCCGAGATAGCCAACCGGCTCGGTATCAACATTTCTGATGTTAATCGAGTAATCGGAAAAAGGCGGATCTGGTAATATGTCTCTCATCATCACCAAACGTAAAAAGCCATATCGTAAGGCATTCTTACATCCCAATTTCCCATATTTATTTGACGAAGAGCCGGACGAGGTTCGGCGATTCAGGAAGCACGAAACATCCCAATCACTCCCTGAGTGATCGGCGAGGCCCTGCTATCTTATTTTCGTTCTCTAGCTCATTGATATACCACCAGCAGGGCCTGCCGTTCCTAATCATCCCATGCACCGCCTCATTGGCCTGGCGGAAAAAGGACTACGCTGACCCTCGGGCCTTCAACGGCCAAAGAGGGCTCCTTGTTATCTCTGAGAGGAACTTATCATGCCGCGCCGCTGCGATATTGATTGGAAATGCATCCAGGAATGGAGCAACTACGACTTGGATTTCGTAGAAGAAGCCATCCGCGTAGAGAAAGCGCTCAGAGCGGCATCGCCGAAACGGGGATTCCTGGCACCGAGATGATCATCCCAACCCGGTGGCCGGGGCTTCCTCGATCCCTCCTTTCCTGGTCGGGTGGGCAATTATTTTTCTGCGAGGTGATAAAATATGTGTGGAGGATCTGGGCCCAAAAAAGGCACTGGAAGCTATGATGAAACGCATTCGAAGTTGCCGCAAAGGAATAAGCCGAAGACCCCCAAACCACGGAAATAGGTAGATGGAATCCAACCGGGGCTACCAAAGGCCACTTTTTATCTGCGATGGTGCAGATAGATTGATATGCCCGGTGCCCCTGAAGCTGAATCCGTACTCTGGGTGTGGCGGAGGATGCATATATTGCTCGATGTGGGCACAGAGGGCAAGATGGAAAAGCCGGTCCCAAAGCTTCAACGTGGTTGCTCCGTCACCCATCAAATATATAGAAAAAATATTCTACAAGTCGCGTGGTATGGAACGGCAGCTAATAGACGTGAGGTATCCGGTTCAGATTGGTCATGCTTCTGACCCATGCCAACCGGTGGAAAGGTCATTCCGCGTCTTGGAAAAGACGTTGCGTGTCCTGGCAGACTTTGAGTATCCAACTATCATAACCACCAAGTTTCCGGGGCTGCTCACAGAAGAGCCTTATATCGGCCTTATAGACAAGTTCCCTTTGGCCGTCCAGTGTTCTATATCATCTGAAGATCCTGTCATGTTGGGGCTATTAGAGCCCAATGCGCCTACTTGGAAGAGACGGTTAGCTGCACTGGAGACGTTGACAGGAGCGGGCGCGACCTGCATTCTTCGGTTGTGGCCTTACATACCAGACCTTTGTGGCAATCTGGAAGTCCTGCTGTCCGCTGCTTATGATGCTGGAGTAAGGACCGTCCAAGCCAACTTCCTCAAGGTGTTCAATGCTGGTAGGGACAAAGACCGACTACGCCAAAAATTGGGTTACGATTATGTCAATGAGTCGTGTTTGAATTATGAGCAAAGGAGCAACTTCAGAATACCGTCTCCCGCGGTCCAAGAGGCCGAAATCATCCAGCTAGAGGAGATCTGTGCTGATATAGGCTTAGAGGTCTTGACCTGCGATGATTGGACCGGCACGCGGGCCTGGCGGTCGTGTTGTGGGATCGATGGGGTCAAGGGCTTCAAGGCCGCTCCTTGGGCTTACTATGTCAATGGTCACCGGATCATGGATCATTGTACTTTCGATGAGTACATGCGTGGTCTGGACTGTCCCTGGCACGACGAATTCGGACTAGAATGGGAAGCGGGCAAACTAGCGCGCGCCCTTCCAGGTATTGCTTTTCATGCAGAAGATAAAACTTATTCGAGGTTATTGCTCTGAGAGGAACTCACCATGCCGCGACGCTGCGATATAGACTGGAGGTGCATCCAGGAATGGAGCAACTACGACTTGGATTTCGTAGAAGAAGCCATCCGTGTTGAGAAAGCGCTCAGGGCAGCCTCTCCGAAAAGAGGTTTTCTGGCACCAAGATGATCATCCCAACCCGGTGGCCGGGGCTTCCTCGATCCCTCCTTTCCCTGGCCACCGACCAGCCACCTTTCTTTTGCGACATTTGATTGTATCATTTTGTATCATTGTATCGGGATTATTATGGCATTCGAAAAGTTAGCTCCTCATATCGATTTCATAGAGGAATCTTTCAAGAAAAAAAAGAGTCCTAGAGCGATAGCAGACGATCTAGGCGAACCAAAATTGTATCAAACCATCAGGCGATACAAAATAGCCGTATGGGATCTAAAAGACCTTGTCGCCGACGGAAAAGAGATCAGGGCCGCGAAACACGACGCGAAGCGAAACGAGGCGGTGCAAGAGATCGTTGACACACTAGAGGTTGTCAATCTCGGAAAGCTCCGGGCAAAGCAGCTTCTATCTGTGAACCTCGGGGATAAATTTGCAGTATCGGACGGTGAGGAGCACAAGCTCACCCTGGGATCTGCATCAATCTATTGGCCGGTGGGTACAAAGATGCTCTCTGATTGTGCCCGTCTGGAGCTAGAACTTTCCGGGGACGATCCCGAGAGCCGCAAGGCATCGGCTTTGGAGGATTTGAGCGATGCCCAGCTTAGAGCAATTGTTGCAGCCGCTGAAGCCCCGCCAGAAAAGGGGGCTTGAGCGAAAGGCCAAAGAGGTCTTAGCATCCCGGCACCTCTTAGATTTCCTCGAGCTGGACGGCGGGGGCAGGTGGCAGAGGGCCAAACACCTTGAACTGATCTGTGCTAAGTTGGAAGAGATCGAGGCCGCTACCAGAGGCGAGGGAGGATGTGACAGAGCAATATTCTGCCTGCCGCCCAGGGGCGGGAAGTCTGAGGTCTCATCTAAGAAATTCCCTGCCTGGTACTTGGGCCGCAACCCAGATTCAGAGGTTATACTCAGCACCTACGCCGCGGACCTATCATACGATTTCAGCCGGATAGCCAGAGAAACGCTCCGAGAATGGGGGCCGCCCCTCTGGGGTACATCAGTCTCCACCGACAGCTCGTCAGTCTCCAAATGGGGAATCAAAGGCCATCGGGGAGGCTTGACGGCTGCAGGCGTCGGTGGCCCGATCACTGGGCGCGGTGCCTCGGTGGCGATCATAGACGACCCAGTCAAGAACGCCGAAGAAGCCTCTTCTAAGGTAGTCCAGGACAAGATCTGGGATTGGTATAGGTCAACGCTGTACACCCGTCTTGCTCCGAACAGCGCTGTAGTAGTCATTATGACTCGCTGGGCAGAGGACGACCTAGTAGGCCGTCTGGTGGCCGAGATGGAGTCAGAAGACGGCGAAGACTGGGAAGTCCTGAGCGTTCCTGCTATAGCAGAAGGCGGCCCGGATCCGTTAGGCCGGAAAGTGGGCGGCTCATACTGGCCCACACGATTTCCCGAAGAATGGCTTGATCGTCGGAGGATAGCAGTCGGTCCGTTCTACTGGGAAGCTCTATACCAGCAAAGGCCCTTAGACGCGGCGGGCAAGATCTTCAACCCCGACCTGATGCACAAGATCGACCCGGCAGAGGTCGACTTCAAAGCCTGCAAGGCATTTGGGGCCCTGGACCCGTCAGAGGGAGGCGCAGACTACGCCGGTCTCATAACCGTCTTGGTCTTGCCGGACGGCAGATGGCTGGTCTGGGACTGTGATCTGTCGGTGGATAATCAGGATAAGTCCATCTCCAAGATCATCGAGAAGCAGGCACAGTACAGATACTTATTATTCCGCATAGAATCTAACTCCCTGGGGCACGCCAAGAGTGCACCAGGGGACTCCCTGTTCGTTCTGGACCTGAAAAGGCGCCAGAAAGAGGAGGGCGTGATAGTTCCCTTCGAAACCGTCTGGAACACCGCGCCAAAGGTGGACAGGATACGATCTCTGCAACCTCACTATGCCAACGGCCAGCTTTGCTTTAGGAGCGACTGGCCATCTGTCTATCCCGAGCTGATTGCCCAGCTCAAGGCCGCGCCCAACCCGAAAGCCCACGACGACGGCCCGGACAGCCTGGAGATCTGTGTGGCGGGCATACTGAACTACAGAGAGCCGGTCACAAAGCTCACGTTCGTCGGAGCTAAACGAATCCCCCCCTGGAAGTAGATCCTCATGATCATGCGCATACCGATCCTGAAAGCTGTCCTGGAGAAAGAGAAGGCCCGGGATTACAAGGAAGAATATCGCAGCTACCACGGGAAGCCCGAGCAGATCAAGCGACGGGCACAGCGCAATGCGGCCCGCAGGAAACTAGGGCTCAAGCGCGGAGATGGCAAAGAAGCCGACCACAAAGTACCACTGTCGCACGGCGGCTCCAACAGCAAGAGGAACCTCCGGGCGGTAAGCCGGAGCACGAACCGGCACAAGGCCGATAAGAAAGAATAGAGCAGCCAAATCTCCATCATAGTCTCATGTTATCGATTTTGTAGAACCCCATCAAGTACCCATCAAGTAGGAAGTCTCTCATGCCACAATCCCCCCAGCCCCCAGTAGCCCCCAGCGGTGGAGTCTATCCCAAATTCATCCAGAGCCCGAGGGCGCTCGCTGGCAGTTCCTATGGCCGCTCAGGATTGCAGTACTTCATGCCGGGGTGGATCAAACGCGACTTCCTCCCACAGCTGCAGGGTCAAGCCCTGTTCAAGACCTACACCGAGATGGGCGATAATGACGCCTTCGTGGGTGCCGCCCTCAGTGCCTTCGCAGTCTTCATCCGCCGCGCCCACTGGAAGGTGGATGCGGTAGACGACGCCAACAAGGATAATGGCTCTGCGGAGTTCCTGCAGGAATGCATGGCTGACATGGCCCACAGCTGGCAGACTATCATCGCCACCGCAGCCCGTGCGGTGCCACAGTACGGATTCCTCCCCCTGGAGATCGTCTACAAGGAACGAGCCGGAGATCACGAAGATGAACGGATGTCCTCGCAGTACGATGACGGCCTCATAGGATGGTCCAACCTGGCTTACCGTGCTCCTGACAGCGTTTTTCATTGGGATTATGATCCCCAGGATGTAACCCGTCTATTGGGCTTCACCCAGCTGGCAGCACCGGATTACAAAACCACATTTATCCCCATTCAGAAGATCCTCCTGCTCAGATCAGACCCCGGCAAGGACTCACCAGAAGGCCGGTCAGTCCTGCGATCTGCCTGGCGATCTTGGAGGACTAAGAAGTATCTTGAAGATTATAGAAATATAATTATAGAAAGAGGAGGTGCGGGAATACCGTGGGCAGAAGTGCCGGGAAATATCTGCAATGCCCCATTCATAGATCCGAGTACCCCCGAAGCAGAATCCGCTCTAGCCTCTTATAATAGCCTGGTCGAGACCCTGACCAACATCACAACAGATGCCCAGAAGTGGATCATCACCCCCCAAGTCTGGGACCAGAATGGGAACCCCACCATTAAGATAGGGTTCCTGCAGCCGTCCACAAACGGCGATATAGTCAACCACATAACCGCCTCTATTGAGGCCGAGGCGAAAGCCATCCTCATGAGCACGT